CAATAAAGAACAGCAAAGAGGCAATAAGGAGGCTCAAAAATGAAGTTGACGATTTTAAAGCCAGTTTTGACCAAACTTAATTATTTCTTAGAGACATTTCCTAAGAAAGAATGGAGTGGGCCAGGCTGGTTTGCTTGTAAGCAAGAAAAGAATGAATTTCCAGAGGAATTTGTTTTATTGGATTTTCATCCTCTTGACTTAGGTACTCATAGTTCGACAGAATGGGATTCTAAAACTATGCTCTCAGTACTTAAGGAGAAGATAAAAATTAATCCTAAATTAAAGAAATGTTATTTAGGGTTAGTTCACAGTCATCATACTATGGGTGCATTCTTTAGTGATACTGATGATGATACTTTAGAAGAAATGGCACCAGATATTGGATTTTATCCAAGTCTTGTGGTTGCAACTGCTAAGGAAAAGTATGCATTTGCAGTGTCATATAAAGATCAGTATCAAATTCCTCATTTGGTAGAATCTGATGATGATTGTGAGATATTACCATTAATAAAACCTAAGAAAGACTGGGCGGATATCGCTAAGACACTCAAAAAGACTGCAAAAGCAACAAATCATTGGACAAGAGGAAATGGACAGGGTATAATCAATTATGGACATGGCGACTATGGTCAAAGCTATGGATATAAACATTTTCCTATTGAAAAAAAGTCTGCCAAAGTGTCAGTTAATGATATTAAGTCTAGTAAGGAAAGCTATTATCCTGTACTAAGCAACGAAGAAGAAGAAATGGTATATAAATGCTTTGATGCATGGGAAAATAGATTAATGTCTTGGGATCAAGTCACGCTTAAACTAGAAAAGGTTGGTATAAGAGACCCTCTTGAATTCTTTGGAATGACTTATGATACAAAGGAATATCAATCGTACAGTAAATAAGGAGGTTAATATGGCGCTAGAAAATAGATTCTTACGAAATAAGGATTTAATTCCACAAAACAAACTTGATGAAATAATGGTAATTGGTTTAGGGGGCATTGGCAGTAATGTCATTGCCCTCTTGTCCATTATGGGATGGGATACTATAATAGGATATGATGAAGATAAGCTTGAAGAACATAACTTATCTGGTTGTTTATATCCTATAAATATGTTAGATGTTCCCAAGGCAAAGGCAGCTAGAGATTTGGCATTAGCATTTGGTGCGAAAGATGCTGATATGTCCGAAATAAATTGGACATATGATTTAGATGTTATGCTTCCCAAAGTAATCTTAGCCACCGATAATATGGAAGTTAGAAGAGATGCTTATGATGAATGGGTAAAATTACCTAATCGTCAGCTTTTGATTGATTTACGTATGGATGCACTTGCAATGGAGATTATTACAACAACAAAAGATAATGATTTCTTTAACGAAAGTTGGGTACCAAGTGCAGAAATAGAGGATGCCCCCTGTACTATGAAACATACAATATTTACAACAAGTATTGTATCTGGTTTAGGGATCAGTCAGTTGTTTAATTCCCTTGTAAAACTACCATACTATGCGTATATTTGGGTTGGATTAATACCACTTTCAATAAAGAAAACTCATCTAATAAAGGGATAAATAATGATAAAGCCTCAGAAAATCTCCACTAATTGGAGTGAAGTACCTCATGGTGTGACTTATTACTTTATAGGTCAACCTAAAACAGGCAAAACAACAACGGCAAGTCGTTGGAGCGAAAAAGGAACCGAGGGTGTGTTGTTAATTGATACAGACCTCGGTTCTGATTACGTTGAAGGAGCCAATGTTGTAACTGCTACTAGCTTAAATATTCCTTACAGGGAATTAAAGTTAGATGGTAAATCCGTCATAAAAGATGGTAAAACACAAATGGAAATTATTCCACCGGAAGAACGAGGATATTATTATCGTTCAGGTGAGAATCGTGGTAAACCAATGCCTGTTTATTCTATGGTAGAAATATATCAATGGTTAAAACAAAATTTCCACAAACAATCTGAGTTTAATACCATAGTTATTGATACCATTGATGTAATAAACAAATGGATTGAAGAAGAAGTCGTCAAAGAACTCGATATTACTGGTATGGGTGAAGGTTCTTGGGGGGCTGATTGGTTTAAAGCAAGAAAGAGAAATGTTGATCTCATAAAGAAACTTCAATTATTCATAAAGAAAAATGGATATGATCTTGTTTTAATAAGTCATTCAAAATCTTCAACATCAACAGATGGTAAAATTCAGTTGTTGCCAGAATTACCAAGAGGTTTAGCCTATGCATTATCAGCAAAAGCAGATGTTATAGGTTATACAACGGCAAATAAGGAGGACGGAAAATACTATATAAGTTTCCAGTCCTACGATGAACGTGCAGTAGGAAGTAGGTTAAAGCCACTTGCACAAAAAACTTTATTGTTTGATTATGATGCAATAAAGAACGAAATCCTAAATTACAAAGAGGAGTAAATAATGAGATTCAGACCTGAAACAGAATCAAATGGAAGTTGGACGGGCTTTCAAAATGTACAAATAACGGACTTCTCAGATAGAAGTAAAGATACAAGAGATGATGGTGAAATAAAATTTCCTTGGGCAGATGTTTATTTAGAAGTTATGCTCGCTGGAAATAGTAAGTATCCAATTAGATTACAAGTAGCTGGGTCTTATGATAAAGATAGTGACGGTAGGATTAGAACCTGTTCATTATTAAATAAGATATATTACTTATTTGATGCCATTGGTTTTGGCGGCGGGCCAAATACTATAGGTGAATGGGAAACTAAGACAGGAGATAAGATAGAAAATATCCAGACATTCCTGAATAATAACTATGTTGCCGACATATCAGATGATACAAAGCCATATTATGTCTATGTTTATAGGACATTACAAAAAGATAAAAAAACTGGCGAAGAGAAGGAATGGACAAGAGTATGTCCAAAGATTGTTATTGATACGCCAGAGAACAGAAAGGAATTAGAAAACTATGTAACCTTTATGAAAAGTAGGGGACATATAAAAGAAGTAGAACCTAATAGCTCAGGTAATTCAGCAACTGTGAGTACAGGCTCTTCTGAAGATACTTTTTAATGTATTTAGAAGTTGCAATAGAAAGCCCTCGTAAAAGAGGGCTTCTTGTTGCACTAGACAGTCTTCCACATATCCTAGTAACAGAGGGTAAGAAAAAGGCAGTATATCGTAGTACTTATTTATATTACGATGATGCCATTGATTACCAAAAGGCAAATGGAACTTTACGTGATTTTCAGGGAATGCGTGGGCTTGATCAGATTATCATAGATATAGACAAGAAAGATAATTCTGATAAGTACACTCAGGAAAAGGCACAAAGTATCATTTTTGACCTTTATGAACTAGGTGTGACGGATGGTAATATCCAACCCTACTTTAGCGGGACAGGTTATCATATTGCTATTTCCAATAACCTATTTAATATAGAGCCTTCTAAGAATACTCCTTATATTTTAAGAGAGACAATGAGGAAGATATTTGATGATATTGACATTTCTATTTATAATAGGACTGGAATATATCGAATGGAACATACCTTAAATTCAAAACGAGGTTATTATAAGATACCATTAAGTATAAGAGAATTATTAAATCTTAGTCCAGAACAAATAAAAAACTTAGCAGAAAGACAAAGATTTGAGTTCAATTATAAAGATATTTCCGATGTTGATGATAAGGAAAAACTCAAAGGTTATGTAGTAAGAAATGTTCCTCAAGTTAGGGAACTTCAAACAACCTTTGAACCAAAGAATGTGGTTACTTGTTTACAAGCAATATATAGAGAAGGACCACAAGAGGGAAATAGAAATCACGCAATATTAAGATTTGCTTCCCATTATCTTCGACACGGTATTCCATCTGAGGCTGCGAAAGCAGCTATATTGAATTGGAATAATGATAGTCTTGACGAACAAGGAGTCCTTCAAAAGATAGAAGACACTTATAACCGTGGTTATCGTTATGGTTGTAATGACTTTTTATTAAAGGAATATTGTAGTCCAAGATGCGTATATTATAAGAATAAAGATTACCTCGTTGAAATAAAGAATAGTGATGATATGCAAAAAGCATTGGAAGAACGAGTAAGTGCAAACTTTGATGGAAGAGTAATCTGCTTAGACGAATTATTTGGTCTTCAAGGCAAAGATATAACAATATATCCTGGTGAACTTGTGACAATATTTGGGCCGACAGGTACTAATAAAACTACATTGGCACAAAATATAGCACTAGGATACGATGCCTATAATGACCTAATTAGAAGTGAATTACAAATTCCTACACTCTATTTATCATTAGAACTTACAGATTGGTATAGTCATAAAAGACATCTTCAAATAGTTAGTGGTATGAGTAAAAAGGAAATTGAGGAAAATCTAAAGGAAATGTATCAATTCCATAGAGAGAATATTTCTCATATTGCCATTAATACTGTAAGTCCAACGATAAAGAAGATTCGGGAAATGGTACAAAATGTACAACCCAGATGTGTAATTGTCGACTATATAGACCTTGTAGAGCCTCCTGGACACATACGAGGAGAATATGAGTCTATAAGATATATAAGTCATGCACTTTCAAATCTTGCAATTAATATGGATATTATTATTATCCAATTGTCTCAAACTAGTAGAGAATATTCAAGGAAGGAAGTACTTGATCTTTATGCTGGAAAGGGATCAGGGGCTATTGAAAATGCCTCAAGAAAGGTAATTGGTATCAGTGGAAATGCTCAAAGAAAAGATCGTAAGGTAGAAATGTTTAAGAATACTGATGGCGAACTCTTTGAAGTAGATTTAACATGGACACCAAGTTTTAGATTAATACGTCAAGATCGTGTTAATTTAGGAGAATCAATTACTACAAATAGAACAATACTTACATTGGAGCAGAAAGATGACAATAAGACAACAAACGTCGTATAATAAAATGACATCTAGTGAGCTTATTGGCGAGCATATTGACCTAATAAATGAAAAGATGATGCTAGAAAATGAGTTACTGCACAGAGATCAATTAAGTTCATCAGGTTTAGAAGAGACTGAATCTGAATATAAATATGTTGTTAATGAACTTACTATCTTACAGCAGACATTGAAAAAGAAAATGGATAATATTGATAAGTTTATGGTCAATCTAAATAAAAGGAAACATCTCATAGTTGGCGAAATAGAGGCACAGACTTTTGAGATGACACGCCTAAAGAAACGTAAGAATGCCATAAGTAGTACTCTTCAATATTTTAATGAACATCTTCTACCATCTATTATACATGAGATAGGTGATAAGAATGGAGTATTTGAAACCAATACCGCTAGATATAAACTGTACAACTCGTATGGACCAGTAAAGATAGATGAACAGTCACTTGGGGATGATTATAAACAAGTAAAGATGGTAGATTCTATCAACAAAACAAAGGCTAGAAAAGACGCCATTTACGCCCACAAAGCTGGTACACAATTTCCAGATGGGATATCTATATATCAAGTTGAAAAAGTTAGAAGATCATAATATGTTTAAAATATATATTTGGTCTGGTGGCTTTCAAATGTTTTTATTAAGATATTTTCATTTGGCAATGTTGTTTGA